ACTGGATGCAACCCCGAATCACTGGGTGCTGAACCAGTTCAATGCCTTCGTTGCGATCGGCAGCCTTGGCGCTGATGACTGCTTGGTGGACGAGAACAACCACCTGCGTCCTATCGTCGGCCGCGAAGAACTGCCCGCTGGCACGGTCTACAACCTGACCGTCGAGGGGCATCACACCTTCATCGCTGGCGGCATCCGGGTTCACAACGCTGGCCTCGGCGTGCTGCAAGGTGCAGGCGGCGGTGGCGGTGGCAAAGGTGGCGGTGGCACAACCCACGTCCCATCTGAGGCTGACGACAGCCTGCAGTCAGTCCAATTTGCCAGCGTCCTTGACCTGATCAGCGAGGGCGAAATCCAAGGCATCGAAAATGGCGTGCAGGGCATCTACCTGGATGGAACGCCCGTTCAAAGCAGCAGCGGGATTGACAACTTCACGGGTTACACCGTCGTCACCCGCACTGGCACGCAAGCGCAGAGCTACATCCCCAACACCAACGGCATCGAATCAGAGCAGGCCGTCAACGTCGAGATCACCGCTGCTGCATCCGTCACCCGGCAGATCACCGACTCGGATGTGGACCGCGCCCGGATCACGGTGCAGGTGCCAGCGCTGCAGATCATCGAGGACGATGGCGACATCATCGGCCACAGCGTCAGCATCCGCTGCAGGGTGCAGTACAACGGCGGCGGCTACACGACCGTCTTTGAAGACACGATCAGCGGCAAGACAACCAACGCCTACCAGCGTGATTACATCATCAGCCTGAGCGGTGCGTTTCCGGTTGACATCAGGCTGGAGCGGATCAGCGCCGATGAGTCAAGCGCCCGCCGGCAGAACCGCACGTTCTGGTTCAGCTACACAGAAATTATTGACGAGAAGTTCAGATACCCCAACAGCGCACTGGCATTTCTGCGCTTCGACAGTCGCCAGTTCAAAGGCATCCCAGCCCGCAAGTATCTGGTGCGTGGCATCAAGGTGCAACTGCCCAGCAATGCCACGGTCGACACGACTACCTACCTCGGGCGCGTTACCTATAGCGGCGTCTGGGATGGCACCTTCGGCGCTGCTACCTGGACCAACGACCCAGCGTGGTGCCTGTGGGATCTGCTGACCAACACCCGCTACGGCGCCAGCATCCCGGCCAGCAGCCTGGACCGTTACGACTTTTTCGCCATCAGCCAATACTGCAACGCGCTGGTCAGCAACGGTCGCGGCGGTCAGGAGCCACGGTTCAGTTGCAACATGCTGATCAACAGCAGGGACGAGGTTTATAACGTCATCCAAGAGTTCGTCGCGCTGTTCCGTGGCATTGCCTACTACGGCGCCGGCGCCATGGTGGTGCTGCAGGACAAGCCATCTGATCCGCAGTATCTGCTGACCCCCGCCAACGTGGTTGATGGGCTATTCAACTACAGCGGCTCATCGCAGAAGGCACGGCACACCACGGCAACGGTGGCTTATCAGGACTACGACAATCTGGGCGAGGTGTCCTATGAGTACGTCGAGGATGCGTCAGCCGTTGCCAAGTACGGCATCATCAACAAAGACATCAAGGCAGTCGGCTGCTATTCGCAAGGGCAGGCGCACCGTGCTGGCAAGTGGGCGCTGCTGTCCGAGCAGAACCTAACCGAGACCGTCACCTTCTCAGTGTCGATTGATTCGGGCATCGTGCTACGCCCTGGCATGGTGATCGACGTGGCCGATCCGGTCAAGGCTGGCAGCAGGCGCGGCGGCCGCATTGCAGCAGCAACAACCACGACCGTCACGCTCGACGACGCCACCGGCATCACGCTCGGCACCTCGCCCACGATCAGCGTCCTGATGCCCACCGGCCTGGCCGAGACCCGCAGCGTCAGCACCCTGGCTGCTGGTGTGGTCACGGTCACGAGCGCATTCAGCGAAGCGCCCAACGCCGAGAGCATCTGGGTCATGCAGAACACCAGCCTGCAGACGCAGCAGTTCCGAGTCGTCAGCGTGGCCGAGGCCGAGGACGGCATCTATGGCGTGACAGCGCTGGCGTACAACAGCAGCATCTACGCCGCCATCGAGTCGGACATCAAGCTGCAGACGCGAGACATCAGCAACCTGTCCGCCCTGCCGCAGTCGCCCACCGGCCTGACTGGCACGGAGCACCTGTACACCGATGGCCAGAACGTCCGCACCGCGTTTGAGCTGAGCTGGGTGCCGCCAACACAACTGGTGCAGTCCTACCGGGTGATCTACCGGCTTGGCAACAACAACTTCTCGCAGATCGACACCAACAGCCCCAGTACCCGCATCGAGGGCTTGGACGCTGGCACGCTGCAGGTTCGGGTGCAGTCGATCAACAGCCTCGGCGGCGTCAGCAACCCAGCGACAGCGACCTTCAACCTGATCGGCAAGACCGAGCCACCGGGCAACGTTCAGAACCTGACCATCGAACCGATCAGCGCCAACAGCGCTCGGCTGCGCTGGGATGCCACGGTCGACCTGGACGTGCGCGTTGCTGGCCGCGTCCACATCCGCCATACCAACCTGACCGATGGCACCGGCACCTGGAGCAACAGCGTCGACCTGATCCCTGCGGTCGCTGGCTACAGCACCGAGGCGATCGTCCCATTGGTCGAAGGCGAGATCCTGGTCAAGTTCGAGGATGACGGCCGCCGCCAGAGCCCGACCGAGGCCAGCGTGATCGTGGACTTCCCGGATGCCGTTGGGCAACTGCTGGTGCAGACCCGCCGCGAGGATCAGGACACCCCGCCATTTCAGGGCGCCAAGACCGATGTCTTCTACAGCGACGATCTCGACGCGTTGACGCTGGATGCCACCGGCCTGTTCGATGACATCCCCGACTTCGATTCGATTGCGACGCTGGACTTCTACGGGACCATGGAGGCGCTCGGCATTTACGAGTTCGCCAACACCCTCGACCTGGGTGCCAGCTTTGCACTGGATCTCAAGCGCTACTTCGTCACCCGTGGCTACTTCCCCAGCGATCTGGTGGACAGCCGCACCGCAAATGTTGACGACTGGGCAGATTGGGATGGCGGCGTGATCGACCAGGTCAACGCCAAGCTGTATCTGCGCCGCACGCCTGACAACCCCAGCGGCACGCCTACATGGTCCGGCTGGCAAGAGTTCGTGAACGGCACCTTCCTCGGGCGCGGCTTCCAGTTCAAGGCCGAGCTGATCAGCAACAACCCAGCGCAAGGCATCCTGGTGGACGAGCTGGGCTATGAGGCCACCTTCCAGCGCAGGACTGAGCAGTCGGTTGGAGCCGTCAGCAGCGGCGCTGGCACCTACTCAGTGGCATTCGACAAAGCCTTCTTTACCGGCGCCACCGGCTTGGGCGGCAGCAATGCCTACCTGCCCAGCATTGGCATCGTGGCGCAGAACCTGGCGACAGGCGACTACTACAACGTCACCAACGTCAGCAATACCGGCTTTGATGTGACCTTCAGAAACAGCTCTGGCACGGCAGTGAGCAGGAACTTCCTATGGACTGCGGTGGGATTTGGCAAGGGCGCTTAAACTGGTAGCAAAGTGGCCTTGTTATGGCTCAACACGATTACGTCATCGCTAACGGCACCGGTGCGGCCGTCCGATCTGACATCAACAACGGCCTCGCCGCCATCGTCAGCAACAACAGCGGCGCCACGGCACCCAGCACCACCTACGCCTATCAGTGGTGGGCAGACACGACCACCGGCCTGCTCAAGCTGCGCAACGCTGCGAACAACGCCTGGATCACCCTGTTCCAGCTTGACGGCGAGTGGAGCACGCTGGCGATTGAGAACGGCTCGGCCGCAGCACCGTCCATCTACTTCAAAGACAGCGGCACCGATACCGGCATCTACAGCCCTGGCACCGATCAGGTTGCCATCAGCACGGGCGGCACTGGTCGGCTGTTTGTTGACTCCAATGGTCTGGTAGGTCTGGGGACTAGTAGCCCTAGCAGCAACCTCACTGTTTCAGGAAGCACAACACTGCTAAGGATTATTGGCAGTGGATCCAGCACTGATTTCAGGATTGACAACTCGGTATCAGACTTCATTGTCCAAACGGGTAGTGGTGGCTCAGGCGGCAGCAATGGTTTGCATTTTTACAACGTAAATACTTCGGCATATCGCCTTAGCCTTACCAACGACGGCAAATTAGGGATTGGCACTACTAGCCCCAGCGGAAGACTAACAATAGAAAACGATGCTGCATTAAACGAACTTGAGTTCACTGGCTCGAATTATACAAACATTTATTCTTCCACCACTCAAGGATTTGACATCGGTATTAGCAATGCTTCAAGCGCTGGTCCGCTTAGATTTCTGACAGCAAACGCCGAACGCGCCCGCATCGACAGCTCCGGCAGGCTCTTAGTTGGCACGTCTAGTGGGTCTGGTAGTAACTACCTCCAGATCCAAGGAGATACAGGCGCAAGTGCCGGAACTGGTGGAATTTCACTCCGGCGTGGTGTCGCACCATCTGGGATGGGCGAAGGTGCCACGATGGGCATCATCGATTTCGGCCCCAACGATGGAGGCGTCGGTGCGCGTATTGCAGGCATAGCCGACGCGCAGCAAGGAACGAATGACTATCCGTCACGCTTAGTGTTCTCCACCTGTAGCGATGGCTCGGCTAGTCCGACTGCCAGATTGACGATTAAAAACGACGGTAGCGTTATCTGGGGCGATGTTTACAATGACGGTGTTGGAGGGACAAATAGAGACCTATACATCGACAACACTGGCTTAATGGGCTATGTAAGCTCAATTAAGGCAAGCAAGGCAAACATTAATTCTATTGAGAACACTGATTGGCTGTATCAGTTAAATCCTGTTAGCTTTAATAGGCGCAAAAAAGACGCAAACGAAAATTACACAGAAGAAACTTATGACGAGCTTGAATACGGTCTGATTGCAGAAGAAGTAGAAACCGTCGCTCCAGAGCTTTGCTTTTATGACGATGTAGACGGCAATGCAGAGCTTCGCGGAGTTCACTACACCCAGCTAATCACGCCAATGCTTAAAGCGCTGCAAAAGGCAACCGCCAGGATTGAAACATTGGAAGCCGAAGTCGCAGCCCTCAAGGCGTCGTAGTCCTACTCCCTAATGACCTCCTAATTTTCTCTTAATTAGGAGGTGCCTAGTCACCTTCAATTCGAGGCCTGGCTCTGGTATAGGATTGTGAGGTAGCGCAGCGCCAACTGCCTACCTCATGACCGCTCCACTGCTTTGGAACGATGACCGCATCCTATTCGGTGTCCCAACTCTGGGATGCCTTTGTTGCCGAGCGCTCGATCTCGCTCTGCGCGACCAGCCTCACCTCTGATTACAGGCAAGTCACCAAGTGGCTCAGGCGTTGCCCGGTGCAGGACCTGGATCAGGCGCGGCAGGTGATGATCTGGGTGTTGGGGCAGAAGCCTGTTCTGTCATCGCGGCGCGTGGCGATGTACACCAAGACGATGTATAAGTGGGCGGCTCAAGAGGATGTCGGCTATCTGGACCGCAACCCGCTGGCCAGCTTCAAAATGCCCAAGGCGCCGCAGCGTGACGAAGAGATCATCGTCATCCCACGCAACGAGATCGGCCTGGTACTGGCAGCGCTTGAGGCAAAGCTGACCTATCGGACCGTGAACTGGTCGCAATACACAGAGTTCATGCTGCAGACCGCCATGCGAACCGGAGAGGTGCGGGCGTTGCGGTGGGCGGACATCAAGGACAGCAAGATCCTGGTGCATCAGAACTGGACCCTGACCCATGGCCTGAAGGACAGCACCAAGACCAACAAGAAGCGATGGGTGCCGCTCAACGGCAAGTGCCAGGCAATCCTCGACAGCCTGCCGCGAGAGTCCGATTACCTGTTCCCCTGGGACCGGCTGGCATTTCAAAGCTACTTCCGCAAGAAACTGCAGCCGCTGCATCAGGCCGGACTGATCTCACACCTTTACCGGCCATACGATTGCCGGCATACAGCCATAAGCCATTGGATCGAGGCCGGCATCCCGGTGCCGCAGGTGGCCGCCTGGGCTGGCAATACCAGCGAGGTGATCTTTAAGCATTACTGCAACACCACACAGGAGTACGCAATGCCTGAAATCTGATACATTGACACTGAATCAAGGCATTGCATGGCCACCGTATTTACCTGGCACATCGCCAACCTGGAGCGCGAGACCGCCGACGGTTTTGTAATGACCGCCCACTACACCGTCACGGCCGAAGACGGCACCTACAGCAGCGGCGCGTATGGATCACTGGGCTTTGAGCGCCCGGACAAGCTGATCCCATTTGCTGACCTGACCGAAGAATTGGTCATCGGCTGGGTCCAAGATGCCTTCGGTGCTGAAAAGGTCACCGAGATCGAGGCCGCCCTGCAGGCGCAGCTTGACGAGCAGCGTCATCCCAGCAAGGCCAGCGGGATGCCGTGGCAGTAAAAGCCAAAGGCAGCGCAAGCCGGATTGAACACCAACCCGGCCCACCCAAAAAGACGCGCCAGGGCAAATCCCTCCGCACTCACCTTGGTGCGTCTAGCCGCAACGGCCGCCGCAAGCGCTACAGAGGCCAAGGCCACTGATAGCTACACTTGAGTGGTAGCCATCGCTGCCATGATTGAACTAATCGCGGCCATCGCTGGCGCCTCCATATCCGTAGCAGCTATGGGTGCCATGGGCTTCTCGCGCCGCAGCGATGAAGCCCGCGATGCCGTCATCCGCCTTACCGCAGCCGTCGAACACATCGCCACTCAGTTAGAAGTCCTACACACAGACATCAAGTCCGACCGCAGAGAGACCTTCGGCCGCTTAAATCATGTGGAACAGCGCGTAACCGCCCTCGAATCGCGCTCACCCCAATGTCCAACGTAATCACCACCGAAGACCTCGGCCAAGGCTTCACCCTGGACCAACTCCAAAACGACCACGGCCACACCTATTACCGCGTCTGCCTCCGCGGAATCTGTAGATATGCTGAAGATCACTACATCTGCATGATGTACGCCGAGTCAATGGGCTGGCTCCCACCTCACCGGCAACATCACTGACCAATCCACCACTGGATCGCATCCTCCAGATGCGGCTCCCAAAACTCCTGCATCCTGAACCAGTCCGTCCATTCGCTGGAACTCTTCCGCGTATTGCACGACAGACAACACGCCACCAGATTCGACGGCACCGTCTCCCCTCCCTTCGACTTGGGACGTATGTGATCGAGCGTCCCAGACTTCCCCAAGTGCTCGCGGCAATACGCACACTTGTAGTCCCAGCCCTTAAAAATCTGTTCTCTAAACCTTGCCTTAGCCTCGCGTTTACGAACAAACCCGTGTTGCTCGTCGATGTAGTCCACACCGCGCAGCCGCTAGCCAAAGAGTAGCGACTGGAACAGCAATCTTGTTAAACCATAACCATACCTAGCTAGACTTACACAGAAAGTCCCCTACCACACAACATGGACTTCCTGTCCCACCCCGCCTTCTGGATCGTCGTGGCAGCCGCCTCCGAGCTGATTGCCCTGTCTCCCCTCAAGAGCAACAGCATCATCCAGCTGGTCTTCCAGATCCTCAATCTGCTCAAAGCAAAAAAGCGCTGACCCGCATCGACACGCCTGCCCTGGAACGCAAGATCCGGGGCAACATCGACGCGGAAATCAAACACTGGCACGCCAGCCAACCGCCAAACACAGTTTCACCCACGATCGTTGACCACCCCATAGATACCGAGCTGCAGACTGGAGAGTCACAGAAGCTCGGCGGCCCCATGTCCATCCACGCCCCCTGGCGCCGTGACTAACTCCAACACCATCCGTCTGCTGGACATCTGCCGGTTTTACCGCGCCCTCCCGCACCAGATGGCCGCCCTCCAAGAACTGGAGGAAGCCATCAACAAGTGCAACCCGCACATCCTCGGCCGCAACCAAGCCTGGTTCAAGACCTGGAGCCAGAGCGGCAAAATCCTCGCCGTCGCCAACGACTGGAGCGGCATCACCAAAGCCGCCCGCATCGCCGGCGCCAAATTCCCCGAACTGGTGGCAGCCCAGTGGGCCTTGGAATCCAGCCACGGCACTGCCGTCTCAGGCCGCAATAACTTCTTCGGCCTCAAAGGCGATGGAACCGCCACCACAACTCAAGAATTTCTCAATAACCAATGGGTCACGATCACTGACTCCTTCATCGACTTCCCCGACATCCAGACCTGCGTCTGTTATCTAGTCGACCACTGGTACAAAGACTTCAAAACCTTCAAAGGCGTCAACAACGCAGAAACCCGCGAAGACGCCGCCCGTATGCTCCACAAACAGGGCTACGCCACCGACCCTAACTACCCCGAAAAACTCATCAAACTGATGAGCCAAAACTCCCCAGCAATCGAAACCCCTGGAGCGCACACCTTAAAAGTTCCTTACGAATACCAGCTCGACAACAAAAGCGGCACCGGCTACCGCGAGTGTTTCAGTTCCAGCTGCGCCATGGTTGCCCGCTACTGGGGCCGCATCGGCAATGACGATTCCTATAACGTGATCCGCCGCAAGTACGGCGACACCACCGACGTCAACGCCCAGCTCGGCGCTCTCCGCTCCCTCGGCCTAAAAGCCACCTTCATCCAAGATGCGACTGCTGCCACCCTGGAGGAAGAACTCAAAAACGGCCACCCCACCCCAGTCGGCTGGCTCCACCGCGGTCCTGTATCTGCTCCGAGCGGCTCTGGTCACTGGAGCGTGGCCACTGGTTTCACGCCGACACACTTCATCCAGAACGACCCCAACGGAGAGGCCGACCTCGTAAAAGGTGGCTACATAAGCAATAAAGGCGGCGCCGGTGTCGCATACTCCCGCAAGAACTGGCTCCCTCGCTGGCTCGTCGACGGCCCCGATTCCGGCTGGCTCCTGCAAATCCGCCCCGCCTGACATGCACAACCCACTTGAGCCACGCCTGGAGCACCAGCTCACCCAGCACGCCCAGGACCAGTTCCTCCGCAAACTCCACGAAGGCCGTCAGTACGACGACCTCCTTAAAGCGGCCCTTCTCCTAAACACGCTCTACTTCCAAGAACGCACCAAGGTCGACTGGGCCATCCGCGAAGCCGCCAACAACCTCTCCGAACTCTGCGGCTACGACCGCGATTCCTGCTGAGTCAGCCTTCGCTTCTCCTGCGCCGTCTTCTTCGGCCCGTTCTTGGAGCGCACCAGCTCAGGCTTTGCGGCGTTCTCAGCAGGAAACGCGATAGATCGCGGGTATCGAGATTCCGCATAGGTCTTGGCTTCCTCCCAGGTTTCGCCTTTCGCAACTGTGCGAAGTGGTCCCCTGCCCGGCAACCACACCTCGACCTCAAACCACTGCTTACTCACGTCCACCCCACGACTTCGGGTAATCGGGCTCTTGGACCGACTGAATTACCACTGCATTACCAGTCGTGTCATGCACAAACCTCGCCGCTTTGATCGTGCGCTCGTAAGTCACCCACGATCCAGCATCCTCTTTTTCCGTCGTCAACAAGATCTTCCTGGTGTCCGTTTGCACGGCTGCTACATACTTATCACCACACAAAATCCTGTACCTCGTCATGCCGCACCTCCCTCTTGGTGCTTGGAGCGCTGGCGCCCTTCTACTCGTCGTTTTACCGACTCGGCCCACGTCGCATGATCCGCAGCTTCCGCCGCCTTGTAGTCCGACGTCAACGAGATCTTCTCCAACGCCGCATAAATCATCTCCCTCATCAGTGCCGTGGGTCTTTTGTTCTCCTTCTCAGCCACCTTCACCAGCAATCCATACCGGTTCGGATCCAGCAAAACCTGGCAATAGAACTTAGATCCGTGCTTCAGCGGCATACCCAAGCTGTCTACTCTGCTACATAGTAGCACCGCCGCTACCACCGCGCTGGCTGGTCCACCTTGTTCTCCCAAGCCGTGGCCTGAGCCTGCCTAGCTGTTGCCCGCTGGCGCTTGGAGCCCAGCCTTACCTCGTAAGCCCACTCCAAAAACATGGCTGCACGCTGAATATCCGCTGTTCGGGAACGGCGAATGGCAGCGTACAGCCGCTCCATGATGATTTCCCTACCCGTCTTCGGCATCGTCCCAGTGCGGCGCTGGTGCAATTCTCACCACTCTCTCGCCAGGAAACAACTCTTTCACCCGCTGGTGCGCCACAAACGCATCCTCCGCCTCCACCTTGACCTCATGCAGAGACCCCCTCTCATGGCGCGTCACCACAACGTACAAGCGCAATGGTTTGTGTCTCATTTCGCCTCCAGCCACGAGTCACCCACATGCGCCTCCGCCAACGCCGGCACCACACCCAACCATTCTGCCTCCGCTTCCTCCATCGTTTTGGCCAACTGGAGCGCCCACTTGTCCGCACTTTCCTCCCGCACCAGCAAGATCACTTCGTCATGCACCACACCAGCCAAACGCACAACTTCCTCGCTCTCTTTCTTCAGCATCGGCCACAACTTCCCGAGCGTCCGCTTCAACACAGCCGCACCAGCTCCCTGGATCGGCGTATTGCACCTCGTCGTCAGTTTGTTGTGCTCGCCCGGTAAAAACCTCCGCAGTTGCGACTTACGAATCCTGATCGCGGCATTTCCCTTACACGCATCAGCTGCCAAAGCATTTTTGCGTTGCCACCGGCTGATTCCTGCATACGCTGCGTGGAACTTTTCTCGCACCTCTGCAGCTTCAGCAAGATCCATTTGTATCCCCATTCCTGCTGCATAGTTGCGTAATCCTCGGGCTCCCGATCCATACAGAAGACCGAAGTTCGCAGATTTAGCCACCTGCCGCTGTTCTTTTGTGACTTCATGTTCATCCACCCCATAAATCTGCATCGCAGTCAGTGTGTGCAAGTCCATCCCTTGCTGGAACGCCTGAATCATCAACGCATCCTCAGCCTCGGCGGCAGCCAGCCTCAGCTCCATCTGCGCGTAATCGGCCACCACCAGTCTCCACCCCTTTGGAGCCCGTACACATGCCCGAAATCTTGAATCTCTTGGAATTTGCTGCAGGTTCGGACTAATACATGACATACGTCCCGTATCCGCCCCCAACTGCATATAGCTGGCACGAATAAACCCATCCGCCCCAAGATGCTTAATCAGCGCCTCCACCATCTGCCGCCTCTTCTCCACCCGCTTCCACGCCAAATACTCCGCCACCACCGGGTGATCACCGGCATACTCCCGCAACGCCTGCCTGCTGGCACTGGGCTTTCCATTCGCATCAACCGGCTTCCGTCCCAGCAACTTTGTAAAGACATCCAACAGTTGTTTGGGGCTATTCAGATTGAAGCCCGCCTCCAGCTTTGTTCCAGCTCGCACACTTCCCGTTGCCTTGGAACGCGTGTTGATGCTGCCATCTGCATCTCTCGGTAGTTTTGAGTCCGCCGGCAATGCCTCGTCCAGTGCCACCAGAAACTCCCGCCCCCTCTCCTCATGCTCAACCGTCAAATCCACCTGGAGCGCCTGCAGTGACTTGCGATCAAACGGCAGGCCGGTTCGCCAAAGCTGCGCCATCGCCGGCAACGCCTTGCACTCCAAAAACCACGCATGGTGCAGATTCGCCTCCGCCATCCGCTGGTTGATCGGCCCATCCAAATCCACCAGCAACTGCACGTCCTTCGCGGCATACAGCAACTGCGAGTCAGTCAATTCCGCACTCCAGTCACTCCTCTGCTCCTCCTTCGAGATCTCCTCCTTTAGGTAGCGCTTCACCACGTGCTGGAGCCCGTGCTTCACGTTCGGCATCCCATTGGTCAGAATCCGACTCGCCAGCATCGTGCAGAGCACCTCTCCCTCGGGATACAGCTCGTGCTCCTGCAACCACCCCAGGTCAAACACCGCGTTGTGCGCCACCCAATAACGCTTGGTGGCAAAAAACTCCTCTAGCTCAACCCAGTCGTGATCCTCCAGCGCCCAGCAGTCAATAACCACCGGCAACCGGTCCAAGGCCGCCAACTGGAGCAGCCTCAAACCTCCGAACTTCGGCTGTAAGCCAGTCGTCTCACAGTCAAACGCAACAGTCGTCGCGTTCTGGAGCGTATGCAAATACTCCAGGCCAAACAAAAACTTTGTGTCCATGGTGTGGATCGTTGTGTGAATAAGTGTGCCCGAACTTATTCGGGATCTGGTTCGCTCTTGGCGCGTTCCTCAAGCTCGACAGCCAACACAGCCGCCGACCTCAGCATCGTAGAAAGCGTGATGGGCCGCATCTTCCGTTTAGTCGCAAAACGCAACGCCCACCGCACCCCCATGGATACATTCCCCTCCCCCAACCTCCTCGCCTCTTCGATTTCCTCCCGACTCAACCTCAAATTGACCGTAAAATTCCGCCCCTTCCCATTAGGACGCCGATCACTAACCGACATCAGAACATATCCCCAATCGGCATGATCTCCGGCGTCGGATCGTGATCGAGTAATCGCACCGTTATCGGTTCGCTGTTGCGGTAAGCCTGTTGAAGAACAAAATGAAGTTCATCTATACCCTCCCAGCACAAACCAGTCTCCACCTCGCCATCGGCGTAGGTGATTTCGAACTCCATCATGGTGTTGACCTGCGGGTCTAGAACTCGCTTACTGTATCACAGCAAGATCGCCCTGCACCACGCGGGCTTCACACTCTGTAACAAACTCAGGATCCCGCGCCTCCGGCAACCCCAGCGAGCAAAACCCCTTCAGGTAATGCACGCACTGCTGGCACGCCCCAGCCACAGCTGGCACCCGCCAATCCATCTCCGTCCACCTCTCAAGATGAGACTCAATAGTCCCGTTCCTGGATCCCCAGCGATACCGACAGACCGCACACTCGTAACGCTTGAGCCGATCACCGCCAGCGGTGACACGCGAACTAACCACCCTGGTGCGCTTTCCGTTGCAAACAGGACACGTCATCGAACTTCTTCAAAAAGGTTGCAGTCGGCCGCTTCGCTGGTACCAAATTCCGGCAGCCCCAGCGAGCACTTATTGTCATCCTCAAACTCGCACTCAAAACAGCGGGCGTAGTCGTTGCTGCTGCTGCTACTACTGCTGCTGGCACCGTCGTAACCAAGGCACGAGCGTATTTTTACCAAAGCGGAAGCGTTGTCTTTCGCCTCGTTCAAAAACTGCTCGCTAACCTCGTGCGTAGTAACGCGATGCTTACAGAAGTCACACTGCCTCCGCCTGCGCGTGGAGCTTAAGGTGACCCTGGTTTCGATTACACGAAGCCCCGGCTCTTTACAGCTGGGGCATATAGGAAGAAGCTGTTTATTAAACGGCATTATCCCTCTTCTATACATCGCTGCATGGAGTTCAGCAACGCCTCGCGGGCAAACCCACACCCAGCAGCAAAATCCACAAACCCATCCAATAGTTGATCAGCCGTCACAGCCTGAAACCTGCTAGTTACCACGAATGTAATCTGCTGGGACTCATCCGCCCGAATAAACTCAAACTTGTAGTTCTCCATGTCATTCCTCCAGTGAATCAATCAACCGCGTCAGATACCACTGGGCCTTCATTAGGTCTTGACGCGGATTTTCCTTGTTCCAACAGCGATGCACATACTTCAGCACCTGCCACTGCAACCCACCAAGCACAGGATCTGGCGCAAACTGCACAGAATCCTCAATGACATCAATCACCTCAAAAGCACGCCCGTCCGCATAATGCGCCGGCTTGTTCACTAAGTCAGACATACTTAGCAGCTTGAACGGAAATGTCATGGTTGTAATGTCCAGTAATGGAATAATCTCTTGCTGGTGTTTGCGACATGCGATGGAACACCAACTGCCCAATACGCATCTCCGGCCACAACGGCACCTCGTGCATCCGCCGGGCATTTTGCAGCTCCAGCGTCAGCTTCGACCCCGTCCAGCCTGGATCGCAGTAACCAGCCATCAAGTGCTCCAGCCCTTGCCTGGCGCGGGTGCTCTTCAGCGCAAACTGCGCCGCCACATCCACCGGCAACCGGAACGTCTCCAGCGTGCAACCGAGCACGAACTCGCCCGGCGTCAACAAAAACGGATTCGCCTGCGTATGCCCAGTGATGTCCACCGGAATCATGTCGGGAAAATCCGCAATCTCCACCATCAGCTCGTACCCGAGTCTCACATCGAGACTCGCTGGATTCACCAGCCTCGGGTCATACGGAGTAACAAGGCCCTCACTACAGAGGGCCCGTATTTCTGTATCACACAGAATCACGCCACAACCTCACCGGTTTCCATTGGAGCAACATTTTTCCAGGTCTTACCCAGCTTGATGTGGTTGATCGTCGTGGGATGCACGTTGTACGCCCGTGCCAGCGACAAACCAGTCCGCCCCCGCAGAAGCGCCCCCTTGATGTGCGCCACCTGCTCAACCGTCAGCGCCTTACGCCCCCTCCTGCTCTTGCGGCGAGACACACGAGTCTTACCTTGAGACTTCGGAGTGTCAGAAACTTGCACGGCTTTCTGACGGACTGGAGCGTCCACCTCGACCTCAACGGTCTGCGCGTGCTCCAGGATCTGGGTCAGGTTCTCCAGTGCAGTACCGATCTCGGTGAGGTAGGCCTGGAGCTGGTTGCTGTCTTTGGATGAGAGAAGTGTGAGCATGGTCGTAAAAAGAACTTGGTTAGTGTACTAGGGAACGAAAGTTTTAGAGAGTCTCAGCAGAGTCTCAGGCGGGAGAGTGAGAATCTCGGTGATGGCCAGGGCGGCCAGCCGCGCATGATTCACGGTCTCTTCCTCCTGAAACCGCTGAAGCAACCGAGAGTACAGGTGAAGCACACTGCCGGCTGGCACCCAGCTCGTGTCCTTCTCGATCGGCTCGGTCCCGTACTCCCAGTCGTCATAGTCAGCGTCATTTCGCATGGAGCGTGCCAGAGCGCTACGAATCTGAAACGTCAAGTACTTCCCAGTAGCCAACGTGGTCGGCGACGAACTGTCGGAGGCTGTCATCGTCTTCTGGAATCACTTCCTCATGATCCAGGTAGAAGGCGCCTCTGCACAAGGCAGCTCCATACTCGACTGGCTCAAAGTAAGTCTGCGGCTGCGCCACCAGAGCATCGTCCACCAGAGCAACAACACAGACCCTGTCATCCTCAACCTCGACGCTGTCAACACGAAGGATCTCAGACATTGCTCACCTCTGCCACAGGCAAACGCAAGGCCTTGACGAACTTCTGGTGCTCGACCTCAAGGTAAGACTCAAGATACTCAAGGCGAGACACGACATCGTCGTCGTACTGGGTCGACCAGCCGTACTTGGCTTGCTGCTCGATGCGTTCTTGCACTGCCATACGGCCCCAGCGCACGGCAAAGAACCAGTTGTTTAGCTGCTCGGATGGGATTGTGGTGTGGATGTCCATTTGTGTGTTAGGGAGACAGGCGCCTCCCGTTTGGTTGAACTCCCATACTGTGACACAAAAACAGGGGACCCGCGAGCCCCCTGTTCACACTCTGTAACAATCGCAGGTATTGGCCGATTGGCGCAGCGACCTAATACCTGCCTGAGGTCATGACTGGGGCACCCCCAAGGCCTCGGGTGAGTACGTCGTCAGCACCGTGACGTCACAGCCCTGCCGAAGCGCCCCACCGCAGACGTAGTGGAAGATGTCGGTGGCATCCGCGCACTCCAGTACCTGGATCTCGTCCACCTCCACGGTCTTGCCGTTGCGGTACCAAGTGGTGCGGATGACGCTGTGGACCTCCTCGGGCATCGGGTACTGCGAGAAGGTGAAGCGGGGCCTCCGAGGAGGCCGTGGCTCGCGCTTGGGCTTGGTCTGAGTCGCCATCGGAGGTCTCCAGTACACCCAGGGCAGCGCCTGGAGCAGCCATAGCAAAACGTTAGGAACTCTCATCGGTCAACTCCAGGTGTCCATGGCCGCCCCTTTCAGGGCCTCCAGCTCCTCGTCCGAGCGTTCTGCCCTTGGGGATACATCCAAAACGTGTCCAACTGGGGCAGATCCATTGGTATGACTGGATTTAACAGTTGGACAGGGGGTAGGAGTGTCCAGCTGCTTGTCCAGCTGCTCGGCACCAGTTGGACACGAGTTGGACACGTCAGGGGGTTGTCCAACTGTGTTTTCCAGTCCTACCAAGGGTTTTGCCTCAGTTGGACACACTTTCTGACACTCTCCACGCGAGAGAACTGCTTGGAACAAAACAAGGGGAGAACCCCCCGAAGGATTGGGGCTGGTTCCAGCCATCTCCAGCAGCCCCCTCGACAGCAAGCGCTGGGTCGCCTTCTGGATCGCCGACACGCTGCCTCCGCAAAGCGGATCAGCCGCCAAGTCCTGCCGACTCAACGCCCGCGGATGAGCCGCCCTCAAGCGCTGGAGCACCCGATCCACAATCGAGGCCGGACTGGCACTCTCCACGTCCAGCTCGACGTAGTCCGCCAGCGAGAACGTCAGGTCATGCTCCAGCTTCATCAGCAGCTTGGAGCCGTCCCTGCCCGCCCTGGACTTCTCCACGGTGATCAGACGGGCGTTGTAGCCCACCTGCTCCACCTGGCGCTTATCGGGCCTCCTGAGGCCCCACACCTCGTCCACAGCGTCCCTAATAGCCGTGCTGCCCCGGAATCCACCCGTCTTGTTGGCGTGATGGATCAGCAGGATGGTGCAGGCCGGGAACAACCGCCCGTTGTTGTTGCTTAACCAGTAGATCGGCCCCGCAAACTCCTTCTTGTTCTCATCGAACGCCGAACCCCTGGAGCACCCCGTGATCGAATCGATGATCACCAGCTTCGGCTGGTGCTTCTCGATCAGCTTGACGAAGCGGTAGTACCAGTTCAGGTCCCACCCCATCACCACGGTCACTGGATCCGTCCGCCGAAACTCCAGATCCCGCATCTGCTGTTGGACCTGCACCTCGCTCTGGTCCCCATTCAGGATCAACACCGGCCCCGCCTCCACTGGCACAAGATCCCCCCGCACCGAGAACGGAATCCCCCTCGCCACATGCTTGGCAATGGTCCAAGCCGACATCGACTTACCGTCACCCCCAGCCCCGTGGACCATCACCGTCCCCGGACACGGCAACAGATCCGGGATCAGGTACTCGAACTTCAGATCCTTGTCCAAGAACCTGTCCAATCCAATCTCATCATCCTGCTGCTCATACTGGATCTGGCTGATCAGCAACCGCTCAAGCGCCCCCGCATCCCGATAGCCACCCTCAAGCGCCAGCACGTGCATGGCGTGGGCCATCTCCGCCGGGTTAGCCAAGTCCTGGAGTTCCTTCGCCCGCTTGATTACTTCGGCATACGGCAGGATTACCTGCCTAAACCGCGTGACGCTGTCAGCTTCTACTTTTTCAACAACCTTCCGCAAATCCTCCGACAGCCACAACCGCCCCGGCATCTGCTGGTCCGCCATCCAGAACAGCGTCCCCAGGCTCACCGGCCCTTTCTTGAACGACTTCCACACCTCCTCACACGGGTTGGAATCAACCCACTCCTCCGAGTATTCAGGATCGTCAGCCGACCACGCACTCCACAGCGTTAAACCAAGCTCGTCCGGCAACTCCGAGTGGATCGCCATCCCCACCTTCACCCAGTGGTCCCGGCTACCCGCACCCTGCCCAGGGATAACTCGAAGGGCAGACTGAACAATCTCAGCCACTTCAGCTGGATCCCGACCAGAAAAATTCAGCGCCGTACGGTTTTTGATAAACCCCGCATCCTGAATTTCTTTACCGGCGTGCTCCCGCATCTCTGCCAGCAGCCACTCAGGAGCCTCTGGAATCGCATCCAGATCCCCCTCGAACCCGTAAGCCCCCTCCGGCGCCTTCCCATCACTGGAGCCCGGATAAGCCCCGTAGAGGACCCCCTGACGGCCCCAGAGGACCTCGTATCCCGCCCCGGTATCCGACAACCCAAAACCCCTTACCTCGCCCCACAGAGCCTCTGGGACGCGATACAGGAACTTCGCCGCGTTGGCCTTGGTGCTCGTCACCACTGGAGCACCCTCCAGCGATTCGCCCCACTTCTTCCGCAACTTGGCCAGATTCCTGTCCACGTCAAGGATCACAAGCCCCTGACTCCGCGGCCCCGTAAACACCCCCACCGCCTGGAACACATCCGGCTTGCGCTCGATCTGCAACGCCACATCCGCCGGCGTCATCACCACATGGTGCGACTTCTCCAGCGGCGTCTTGCCCTTTGAAATTTTCCCCGACTGGATTGCGTACTTCCTGGCGTAGATGGGCGCATACGCCATCCCCACCGGTAACTGGCGCACAAACGCCAGCAACTCTTGCGTCGCGTGAGACACGATGTTAGACTCCTACAGAAGTTGGTTTTCTCTGCCCCGGCGCCATTCCACGCTGGGGCATTTTTGTAGGGTAGCCCCACCGGCAACCCCGTGCTACTGTGCAAGGGTTGCCACTCAGGCGACGCCAAAACACACAACCAACTATGGCCTTCCTTTCCAAGCAAGCCTCAGCAGCAGTCTCCAGCACTGGAGCAGGCGGCGGCTATCTGACTCTGAGCAAACTCCCCGACGGCGGCTCCGTCCGCTTCGCCATGCTCTCCGACCAACCCCTGGAGTTCTACGAGTGCTGGGGCTCCTGCGACGGCGCCTCCAAGCCCTTCCGCTTCGACTACGAGCCCACCCCCGAAGACATCACCTCCGAGATGGGTGACTTCGAGCCCCGCGAAGGCCGCGGCGGCCCTGGCACCGTCGACGTCAAGTTCGCCATCGCCGTCCCCGTCTACAACTACGAGTCCGGCAAAGTCCAAGTCCTCCAGATCACCCAAAAGTCCATCCTCAAAGAGCTGGACTCGATCTCCCAAATGGAGGACTACGAAGACCTGCTCTCCTGGGACTTCAACATCAGCAAGAAGGGCAGCGGCCTCACCACCGAGTACACCGTCCGCCCCGTCCCCCGCAAGAAAGGCGCCCAAGAACACGTCGACGCCGCCTGGCTGGAATCCAAGTCCGAAGGCTTCGACATCAGCCGCCTCCTCACCGGCGGCAACCCTTTCAAGGCCGCCTGATTTATGGATGCCTTTGAGTTTCGACTTGAATTTATTCCGTATGGATGGAAAGGACCTACCGTCGATGTCTTGGACACGGCTGAAACCGTAGTCACCAAACTCAAAGTGCTGGAACTTGAACTAGATCCAGTACTTATTTACCAGCTAACAAAGTTAATATTGTCCAGAAAAGACAAGGAACTATGAGCTACCGGCCCCCTTCACCGGGGGCTTTTTTCTTGCCAAACCGAGCTTGACAGGGTAATGTAGTTATGGGAAAGAGTATGCAAATGGCCTCCAACACACAAGACACCCTGGCATCACTACGTAAATGGAGGCTGGTACAAGACAACTCTGGCCCATTCCGCGTCTACCGAGACGCAAACGGCACTGTGTACCACTCAGTAACCCATATCCTCAAAGAGACAAGCGACACCACAGGACTGGAGCGTTGGATCGCCCGCCTGGGACCCGAAGAGGCCACCACCCAACGCAACGTTGCCGCCACCCGAGGCAACATGGCCCATTCACAAGCCGAATACCTGCTGAAGTGTTCTCAGCAACTGGCACGCAATACAGCAAACAAGCGCAACGCTATTCACTGGGACGAACAGGGGCTAGCTCGTATTCCTTCTAAAATCACACAGTGGGCTCTCCACAAAGTACGGCCGAATGTGCCTCGTGTTGGCTGGAGCGCCTCTGGTTATGCTCGCGGCTTATCTGACTGGATCGTCGCTAACACGACCGAAATTTTCGCCTCGGAGTTTTCCATACATCACCCGGCCGGCTTCGCTGGAACCTGCGACGCCCTGATCGGCATGAAGAACAACGAGCTGGTCCTAGCCGACTGGAAGACCAGCGTGGGCCGCAAAACCACCCCCGACGAGGACGGCCTGGAGCGCCTCCCGGAAGGCCATTCATACATCGACCAGTGCGGGGCGTACAGCCTCGGCCTGAAACACCTCACAGGCCTCCAGCCCACTGGAGCAGTCGTCGTCCTAGCCCGCCGCTGTGGTGCCCCCAATGTCCATTCAATGTCGCTTCGCGACTTAAGAGAGGCAGAGGAGTCATTCATGGCTAGAGTAGTACAGTATTTCGAGAAGCTCGAAGCCTCGTGATTCTTAACCTGGTACTTCTGACCACCCCGCCCGTCATCAAAACCGGCACCTGCCCCCTTGGCTGGTACTCATCTGCGGGGTACTGCGTCCCGGCAAGCCATTCAAGCCGCCCCGCCATTCAAAGGGCTGGTACATGTCCCTTGAGCTGGAGCACCGGCACCCAGGCGTACTGCACGAAGCACTAAACGCCATTCAAGGCCTCAAAACCCATTCATGCCCTGGATTTCCATTCATACCTCGCACCAACACCTAAACACCGGGATTTCCGGTAGTTGCCCTGGTGCTTGGGGCGTAGGCGGCCAGACCGGCCACGGTGTCTCGGGGTGTATCTCATGAGTCTCAACCTGGAGCACAGCAAAGCGGGATCCCGGCAAACCGGAACCCCGCGGTGCTGGCTGGGATCAGTCAGGCAGTCTGCCTGGGACGCTTGCGGGCCTTGCCAGAATCAGCGCGGCGCCGCTTGTTGTTTTCCACAGGCTGATTCTGTGGAAAACCCGCTAGGACCTGATCCGTTGTCAGGGTCTGGTGCGAGACTTCCGCCCGCTTCAGAACAGCTTCGAACTGTTCAGCCAGCCTTAGCTTTTCCTGGGACTTAACCAACCCCGGCAGAGTCTCAAGATTCCAGCGACTGGCTCCAATCTTGCTAGCCTCCGCCCGATTCTCAGACAGCCACACAAGCACAGAATCGGAACAGGGGTGATTCTGGGCCAGCCAGAGCTTATCTGCCCACTCGATCACCAGACGACGCTTAGCCTCCCTGGCATCGTCCCGTGTCTGGCGCCGCTCCCGTTGCGTTGTCCACTGGCCCCCGGTCATGCCAGAACCTCCAGCAGCCATGCCTGGCACGCTTTGACGCTGGCTGCGCTGAGATAGGTTCCGTCACCGTCAAGGGTGAGACCCTGTGAAATTGCCTGGAATGTTGAAAGGTAGTAGGAACTGATCAGCCAGCCGCCTGAGCGCCTGAACTCAACGATCGGCTCAGGATGGCCGCCGGGCACTCGCTCGACGGCAGCCAGACTGACCTGCAACGGTGCCTGGCACGTGGTCATCATGCTGTGCATGGTCCCGTGGTATGGGTGAACCCTTGCACAGTAACAGCACCGTCAAGCTAGCCGGGCCAGACTGTTAAGTGTTACAACAACGACAGGCTGCAGGCAGGCCTGGGACCCATAGTGGGCAGGTCCCCAGGCTTACAAGCCATGCAGACCACACAAGCCAAGGCCAGCCCCGCTCTGCTGGAGCGCATCGACCGTCTCGCAGGATGCCAGGGCCATTGGGTCCTGATCCGCGACGGTGAACCCGAAACTGACTGCAGCCACCAATGGCACCAATCCCCAGACGACCATCTGGCAGTCTGTCTGGAGCAAAGGTGGCGCGGCGTCTCGCTGGGTTTTGTGCCGTCCTATTGCGGCTTCAGCGACTACGGCAATACAGGCCTAGTGGGGCTGGCCAATTATCGCGTCCTGACTGATCCTGCCAGCACGCCAGACCCCCATAACGGGATCCTAGAGGTCGGTTACGGCTGGAACGGTCGCGTCGTCGTGTTGGACCTGCTACGGGTTCCGGCTGACGTGATCGAATCAATTGAAGCCTTGGAAGCGTATCCGCTGATCAGCGACGACGAGCACTCGCGGCTTGAGTGGGACGGTGTCGCCGCGTTATGGGCTGACGAATCTATTTCGTCTCGTGTCAGGACCCTACAGGACCTGGGGCTTTGCGTTTTTGCCGCTCGTCGTGATTCGGCACCGTGGGAGCTTGACGCCTTGCGCGACTCGCTGACGTCCTATCTCAACGAATACCCCACTTGCGCCGCTTGACGTCCGGCCCGATTCTTTCTACACTCTCACACAAGCCCCACCCTTAGGCTCCCATCATGACCCACTACACTTCCGACCAGCTGGCCGTCTTTCCTTGGATCGTCAGCAGCGACACGCTACGGGCAGAGGACCTGCTCCCTAGGTTTTGGACCACGGCAGAACAGCTGGCCCAAGTTCTACAGGAACGGATCCCTTCCAACCTGCTGGAACCTCTGACCTTACTGGTAGGCGAGGATTCCCGCGAGACTGACTGGAACGACGATCTGGCAGCCGATACCCTGGCTGAGCTTTTCGACCTGCTGCAGGCTTGGGCGCCGGCGGGCTTTTCGTTTGGCGCATCCGAAGGTGATGGCGCTTGCTTTGGGTTCTGGCTGACGCCGGAGTGGTGTGACGCGCTAGAGGTTCTGGGCTTCGGAAACGACGATCCCAGCGGCTGGGCTGAGCTTGTGGCGCGGCTGGAATCTGACGGTTTGGACCCCGACAACATCGAGGACGCCTATCAGGGTCGGGCCGAAGGCTGGTCAGAGGAACGGGCCGGAGCCGACTACGCCCAGCAGCTGGCGGAAGAACTTAGTCCGAGCTTTGAACTTGACCGTACCGGGTCAATCCCTTGGCCCCATCGACATGTCGACTGGGACGCTGCATGGCGTGAGCTTGAAATGGGCGACGGATACAGGCTGCATGACATAGGCGGTGGCGAATGGCTGGTCTTCCGGGCCGTCTGATCTGGCACACTGCAAACCCTACGGGCCCGGCCAGACTGCCGGGCTTTTTGCTGGGCGCTTAAGATTGAACCAAAGATTGGAGACTGTAACAGTGACGGATCAGCCGGAAGCTATCAACGAGGTTCCGGAAGATCTTCCGGAGACTGTAGAGAAAAAGCCGCGACCCTATGGGAAGCGGAACCCTGACGCTGTGATTGAAGAGCGGCGCAAGCGGCTTTACAAGCGACAACTGACGGGTCTGACTGTTCGGCAACTGGTGCTAGAACACGCGGACCGTGAGAGTATCGCCGAAGCAACAGCCTGGCGCGACTGGGAAGCAGTCTCGGTCTGGAATGAACAGGACTGGAAGAAAGATAGGGAAGCCATAGTGTCACGTCTGCAGGGTATGCGCCTACGCGCAATTGACGCAGCCATCCGAAAAGGCCAGATCGGCTCTGCGCAACTGCTCATGCGCGACCTTGGCGCGGTCGTTGGGGAGGTCGCCCCGGAAGCCGCAGCCGCAGCGGCCCCCACGCTCAACATCACGGTGGAAGACAAGCGGCAGACCTAGGCCGCTGCGGGTGTTACAAAGTGTTAAGCCTGGGACGTTGCAGCCTTGCCACGGTCCCAGGCTGCTGTAGTGTGTGAGGGTACCAGGCACACAACGCCATGCAAACTCTCGAAACCGCAAACCGCAACTGGCTCGCCGAGGCTAAACTTCGCGCCGATTTGAGCCGCGACGTCGCCGCCCTTGCCGCCCGTATCGGCGTCGACTGCACCCGTGGCGCCGCTGACGTGTCCGAACTATGGCGGCTAATCCGACTGGCTCGCGAGCTGGGAGCCTGAGCCATGCGCACGATCACTGCACTCGCTCTGCTGGCTCTGGCCACATCGACCGCTAACCTCCCCCTTGCCGTGGCTCTCGCGGCTGGCGGGCTGGCGATTGGTGCCACGGTTCCGGCGGACTAGTACAAACCCACCACGTTACAGTGTGTTACAAGCCGGGGGGTAACCTCCGGTTTTCTGGCGTGCCAGGCGGGTCCCAGGGAACCTACTGACATATCCGCAATTCCCTCTCCTGTATCACACCGGGGGGCAGGGTTGCGATTCCTGTAATACCCTAGAAAGTACCCCCAAAAATACAAATGCCCGATTCTGCTGGTGCGCTAACCCTCAGATACGCCCAAGGCGAGGTTTTCTCCAGCCGCAAACGCTTCAGAGTGTTGGTCGCAGGCCGCCGCTTCGGAAAAAGCTACCTCTCGTGTATCGAATTATTGCGTGGGGCGATCGAGCGGCCGGGCGAAACGTTCTTTTACGCGGCCCCTACATACCGAATGGCGAAGGACATCGCCTGGAAGGTGATGAAAAAGCTCGTCCCAAAGGCCTGGATCAAGAGCAAGAACGAAACCGACCTGAAGATTGAGCTGGTAAACGGCAGCACGATCGAATTAAAGGGCACCGAAAACGCAATGGCGTTGCGCGGCCGCAGTTTGGCCGGCGTGGTGCTGGACGAAGCCGCCTTCATGGACTCCGAGGTCTGGTTCGAGGTCATCCGCCCCGCCCTCGCCGACAAACAGGGCTGGGCCCTCTTCATCTCCACCCCCGACGGCACCGCCAGCTGGTTCTACGAACTATGGCAATACGCCGAGAGCGGCGACAACGACTGGAACCGCTGGCAATTCACGACAATCGAAGGCGACAACGTCCCACCGGAAGAAATCGAAGCCGCCCGAGGCCAACTCGACGCCCGCACCTTCCGCCAAGAATTTGAAGCCAGCTTCGAGAATCTTTCCGGCCTAGTGGCGGTCTCCTTCGGAGACAGCAACATCAACCCCGAGGCCGCCGACATCCCAATCCTGCCCCTTTTGCTGGGGGTGGACTTCAACGTGGACCCGATGTCGGGCATCTGCGCGGTCAAAAAAGACGACACGCTCTACGTCTTCGACGAAATCATGATGACGGGTGGCGCCACCACGTGGGACTTTGCCGAGGAGGTCACCCGCCGCTTCGGCGTGGATCGCCGCATTATTGCCTGCCCAGACCCCACCGGCGGCGCCCGCAAAACCAGCGGCGTGGGACTCACCGACCACAACATCCTCCGCCGCAGCGGTTTCACGGTCTCCAGCCCCAAATCCCCCTGGAAAATCCGCGACAAGGTCACGTGCGTCAACACCGCCCTTTTGGACGCTGCTGGAACACGCCGCACCCTCATCCACCCCCGCTGCAAAGAACTCATCAAATCCCTCCGAACCTTGACCTATGCCCCCGGCACGGGCCTCCCAAACAAAAACCTTGGCGTAGATCACGCCTTCGACGCTTTTGGCTACTTGTGCCTACAGCAATTTAACTTGGCCAAGCCGGAAAACATCGGCTCGACCAATTATCGTGTGTGGTAAGCAGCCTGCCTCCTATGCCCGGACACTACGGCGACAAGAAAATGCCCGCTAAGGGCCAAAAGGGCACCAAAAAGTCGAAACCCGTCAAGAAGTAGACCCATGGCACCGAAAAAACCGGGTCTGTACGCCAACATCGCCGCCAAACGCAAGCGCATCGAGGCTGGCTCGGGCGAAAAGATGCGTAAACCGGGCAGCAAGGGCGCCCCAACTGCCGCCGCCTTCAAGGCTGCCGCCAAAACCGCCAAACCGGCTAAACCCGCCAAAAAACGGAGCAAGTAATCATGGCCGCCAAAGCTATCACCGCCACCGACCGCCACACAAACATCGTCGAATACACCGGCGCCAAACTCACCGCCCTCGACGACTGGTTCGAGATCCCTGCTCACTCGGGCAGCTACAGCATGGCTGCCACCGTGGTCGGCTCCGCCAACTTCAAACTCGCCATCGAGTGCAGCTTCAACGGCAACTGGTTCACCATCGAAACTGCTAAAACCATCAACTCCGCTGGAGCCTACGTTTACTTCTACGACGGCAAACCCGCAGCCAAAGTCAGACTACGCATCTCGGAAGTCAACTCTGGTACTCCCGACGTAACCCCATACATCTCAGTTGCGTACCACGGCTAATGGCAATCCAAACCATTAACGGCGGCTGCATCCACATCGAAATCGACGCGGAAGACGGCCTCACCCACGCCACATTCGCCTTCAAAACTCCATCAATACCCGAAACTTTGGGCGGATTTATCACAATGCTCGCCCACGGAATCGAAGTGCTGGTGCCCCTTCCCGATCCCGACGACGAGGAGCCCGAAGACGATGATTGAGTATCGCGGCGAACGCTTCGAGGGCTACAACAAACCCAAACGCACCCCAAATCACCCCGAAAAATCACACGTCGTCCTCGCAAAAGACGGCGACAAAGTAAAACTTATCCGTTTCGGCCAACAGGGCGTAACTGGCTCACCACCAAAAACAGGAGAAACAGAAGCAGCGAAGGCCAGAAGGGCATCGTTCAAAGCCCGCCACTCAAGTAACATAGCAAAAGGTAAAATGTCCGCCGCCTACTGGGCCGATAAGGTGAAATGGTGACCCGATGACCTACGCAGTTCCCGGCCAAATCCGCACCCATCTTGTCAGTTCGACCTTCGAAGGCCCGACTGACTCACCCTTCACGCGCACCCGCGCCGTGCTGGACATGATGCGCGGCTGGGAAATCATGAAAGCGGTCAGCCTAGGTACCGAATACCTGCGCGAAAACAGCGAAACCTTCCTCCCCCTGGAACCCCGCGAGGACTACACGGCCTACTTGGCCCGCGTCAACCGCGCCATCTTCTCACCCTTCACCCAACGACTGGTCCGCGCCGCTGCCGGCCTGATCCTGCGCAAACCGATCGTCCTCGAAGGCGACCCCTACTGGAGCGAAATCTTCGCCAAGGACGTCGACGGTTGCGGCTCGGACCTGGACGAGTATGCCCGCCGCCTACTTATCTGCGCCCTTACCTACGGCCACTGCCACACACTGGTCGATTTTCCAGCCCCAACTGGCGCCCGAAGCCTGGCGGAAGAACGCGCCCTAAACCGCCGCCCGTACTGGATCGAGGTCGACCCGCAGAATGTGTACGGCTGGCGCTTGGACCGCGAGGCCAACTACGGCAAGTTAATCCAGGTCCGCATTGCGGAGAAAGCGATCGTCCCCGACGGCCGCTTCGGCGAAAAAGTGTACGACCAGATCCGCGTCATCGAGCCCGGCCGCTACGAGATCTACCGCCAACTGGAGAGCCGCAAGGACATGTACGGCCAAATGCCGTACCCCAACTCGTTTGACGTAACAGGCCCCACGGGCGGCAACTACGAGCTAGTTGAAACTGGCGCTTACAGTTTGGGCGAAATTCCCCTCGTAACCCTTTACTCGAACAAGACCGACACGCTGGTCAGCAAACCCCCGCTGCTGGACATCGCCTACCTAAACCTGGCCCATTTCCAACGCCAAGCCGACCTGATCCACAGCCTGCATGTCGCCAGCCAACCCATGCTTGTCCTCGAAGGCTGGGACGACCAAACCAAGGACCTTGCCATTAGCGTTAATTATGCGTTGGCGATGCAGCCCGGTAACAAGGCTTATTACGTGGAGCCTGCGTCTAGCGCTTTCGAGGCCCAGTCAAACGAAATAAAAGAACTGCAGATGCAGATGGCGACGCTGGGCATCAGCACTCTGAGCCAGCAAAAGTTTGTCGCCGAATCTGCCGACGCCCGCCGCCTGGACCGCGTCGACACCAACTCGATGCTGTCGATGGTCTCGATGGATCTACAGCAAACGCTGCAAGGCGCCTTCAACCTGGCCGCCAACTACCTCCAACTGGAGCCCCCCAAGGTCTACGTAAGCCGCGACTTCGACATCGACCGCCTGATCGGCCAAGACATTACCGCCCTGACGACACTGTTTACGCAGCAGGTAATCGACCGCGAAGAGTTCCGCGACATCCTGCGCCAAGGCGAAATCCTGTCAGCCGGCGTCTCAATGGACGGCGATAACGAAGCCACCGAGTCTGCAGAGGAAGAAGCCCGCGAAGAAGAGGAAGAAAATTCCTCCGACGGAATATCTGCCGACCAGATGGAGCGTTTAATCCAAGCAATGATGGGCTGACGGGATGGCCACCAAACAGGACTACCTGACGCTGGCCCAAGTCACCGCGCTCGTCAAACTCAGCAAAAAACTCAAAAATCTCACGACGCTGCTATCCGGCGACGGTCCCCCAGACGACACGGGCAGTTCCGGCGACTGGTACATCGACCGCCGCACGAAACAGCTTTACGGCCCTAAATCCAGCAACGGCTGGCCTAGCGAGCCCGTTGCACTTGGCACAAAAGACACGAACGGCCGCCTCCGCACCACGCAACTAACAATCAGCGGCAACCAAGCGGAGGCCGCCAAGGGAGACGCAGGCCCTGCAGGACCAACAGGCGCTACTGGCCCTGCCGGCCCCACCGGACCTGCTGGCCCAACCGGCGCAACCGGCCCAACAGGTTCAACTGGCGCAACCGGCCCTGCGGGACCTGCAGGTCCACAAGGCGACGCCGGACCAACCGGCCCAACTGGAGCAACAGGTCCCCAAGGCCCCCAGGGCGAACAAGGCCCAATTGGTCTGACCGGCCCAGCAGGTCCACAAGGCGAAACAGGCCCTGCCGGCCCCACGGGCCCACAAGGCGAGACAGGTCCCCAAGGTTTAACGGGCGCTACAGGTGCCACGGGCGCCGCCGGCCCTACTGGTGCTACAGGACCTGCCGGCAGCAACGCTACTGTGACCGCCGGCAACGGCATCGCAGTCAGCGACGGCGTTGTTTCCCTGAACTCCAGCTTTCTTACAACAAACCAGTTCGTCCAACTACCAACTGGCACAACCGCACAGCGCCCGAACACCCCAGCCACGGGCATGATCCGCTTCAACACCAGCGCTGGCACCTTCGAGGGCTACACCGGCACCGCGTGGGTGAATTTGTCCCCGGCCAACATCGACGACGTTGGCGCAACGATTACCTAATCTTCTTTTGTTGTAGACTAGGACTGCACTATTTACAGTCCGCTGGTGAAGAGCCTGGATTACGTGCAGCAACCGGACGGCAATTTCCGCTGGGAAATGGTCGAGATGGACGAAGCTGCGCGGGCTGCAAAGCCTGAACCCGAAAAACCCGCTCGCCGGGCCCCGAAAAAGGCCATCAGCGAGCCTGTTTTGGTCGAACCCACTACCGAAACCCCCGAGTTCTAACGCATGGAAGAGCAAGTCATCCAGACGCCCGTGGCGCCTGAACCCCAGCCTGTGGCTGGAGCCGACACCGCTCAACCCACTCTTGATGTCTCGGGCATCAAGGCTGAGTACGAGTCCCAGATCAATGCCCTAAAGGTCCAAGCGGCCGAAGCCGACGAACGTTTCCAAGGCATCAAGGCAAAGCTGGACGAGGTCTACAAAAAACAGGACGACCAACGCAAGAAGGTCCTCCAAGACCAAGGCCAGTGGAAAGATCTCTGGGAGGAAGCCAACAAAACCGCCCAAGAAAAAGACACGCAGATCGCCGAACTCCACCGCCAACTGGAGGACCTTCGCACGTCTAACGAAGCCGCAACAATGCGCACAGCTGCGATGTCGGCTATCAGCCAAGCTGGCGCAATTAACGCCGAGCAAATGCTGATGTTGTTACAAAACAACCTCCGCAAAAACGAAGGTGGCAGCGTCGTTGTCCTAAATGGCGGCGTGGAACAAGACCTTCAGGCATATCTAAGCAACCTGAAGAACCCAGGCTCCGGCTTCGAGCACCACTTCAAACCTAGCTCTGCCGCTGGAATGGGCGCCAAGCCCAACCCCACCTCTACCGTCGCTCCGGGTATGAACAACCCCTGGAAGGAAGGTAGTATTAACTTAACGCAGCAGATGATGCTGTCCGCCCAAGACCCTGAACTCGCAGCAGTGCTGAAGAGGGAAGCCGGTCTTTAAGCCTCAGTGAGGCACCACCACCCAAGTCTGTGACTGGGACGCAAACCCCCTGACCTTTCGGAGGCCCAATGGCTGCTCCTTTCCAGAACTATTCCGGCGGTGTCCTTCTGGCGGACATCGTCAAGCGCAATAACCTCAGCACCTATGTGTCTGAGGCGATCAAAGAGCGTTCGCTCTTCATCAAGAGCGGCGCCGTTGTGCGCAATGCTCTGCTGGATGCCCGCGAAGGCGGCACCCGCATCCAAGTCCCCGAATTTAACCCGACTGCTCCCACCGAGGAGATCATGAACGGGACGGCCACCTGGGGCACCAGCAACGCCGGCTATCTGACCCCTCAGAAGATCGGCACCGGTACCCAGATCGCCACCATCTGCCATCGCGGCTTTGCGTATGCAGTGGACGACGTCGCAATGCTCGCGGCCGGTGAAGACCCCATGCTTCACATCCGCAACCAGCTTGCCGACGCGATCAACAAACTGAACAGCCAGCGTCTGTTCAGCCACCTGTACGGCCTGTTTGGTGCTTCCGACACCAACAACGGTCCTCTGGGTGCCAACGGTCTGTATAAGGGCAAAGGCAGCGCTTCTGGTGCCACCGAAGTCAACTTCCTGACCGCTGCCACCATTGCCGAAGCTCGCGCCCGCCTTGGCGAGCGTGGCGACGAAATGGACATCCTGGTTGTCCACCCCTCCGTCGGCTACTACCTGTATCAGGTGGGTATGCTGACCTTTAGCACCTCGGCCCTTGCGGCTTCCGGCGCTGTTGTTTGGGGCGGTGGCGGCGTGGGCATCGGTGCCCGCAGCATCGGCGAATTTGCCGGCTGCCGCGTGATCATCGACCCCCTGGTCAACACTGTTGCTCCTGGCGACAGCGGCGACCAGCGTGAGTTCAACTGCTACCTGCTGAAGAGCGGCACCATCCTTGAGGGCGTCCAACAGGACCTCCGCATCGAAGCTGACCGCAACATCCTGTCCAAGCAGGACGTCCTCTCGGTCGACTACCACAGCGCCTACCACGTGATGGGCACCAAGTGGATCTCGGCCTCGGACAACCCGACCAACGCCAACCTGTACGACAAGGACAACTGGCAGGCCACCTACGACATCGACCTTATCCCGCTGTCGCGCATCGTGGTCAACAGCCCCCTAGACACCAGCACCATCTGATCTTCGATCAGATCTTTACTGGCCCCACCTTCGGGTGGGGCTTTTTCATTGCCGCTACACTGAAACAAAGACGGCCTCCGTGCAGTGCCAGCCACAATTAACGCCACTTTGAGTTCTGCATCGGCCAACAGCTACGTAACGCTGGCCGAAGCTGACGCCTACTTCGAGACAATTCCAGACTCGTCCACCTGGACCACAAAAACGACCGACCAAAAAAACCGCGCTTTGATCTCGGCAACGCGCTGGATCGACAGCCTGAACTTTTACGGCGACCGCTGCGATAACGGCCAGGCCTTGAAGTGGCCCCGCAACAACTGGCTGATCGACCGCGTCGAACTTGTCTGCAACGTCATCCCGAAAGAAATCAAGTTCGCCACCTACGAACTGGCGCGTGAACTGGCAAACGACACTGACGCCATCACCAACACGCAAAACGACCCGGACCAGCTGTACAAAGAAGTCGAACTTGGCGAACTGCGAGTCCAGTACAAAGAAGGCCAAGCCAACGGCGTGATCAACAATGTCTTCGACGTCTACCCCTGGCTGCAGGCATACTTAGGCGCTTACACAATCGGTGGCGCCGGCGGCTTCCAACTCCGCGCCTTCCGAGGCTGACATGGGCCTAATCGACACCACCTTCGCCGCCATCCCGGCCCCCCTCCTCAACGACTGGGGCCAAACGATCACCTACATCAAAACCACAACCCCCCGCACCTACGACCCAACCACTGGAGCAGTTACTGGCTCCGACACCAACGTCAGCATGAAAGCGCTGATTGTCCGCCTCACACCACGCGAATCCGAAGGCCTCTACCAAACCACCGACCTCAAAGTCATCTTTGGCACCGCCGAGCTTGGCACCTACTACCCAACCGAAGCCGACCGCATCCAATACACCCAAGACGGCGTAACCCGCGAGGCCAAAATCATCAACATCACCACCTACCGCGGCGACAACCCCGTCCTCCACACCGTCATAGCGAGGCCCCAGTAATGGCCGCCCTATCCCAACTGGAACGCGACCTCCGCACAAAGCTGAATAAATCAGTGCGGACAGTCGCTCGCAACATCATGAACGACCTCGCCGAGGCAGGTCCCGTCTGGGGAGGCGAGTTCCGCGATAGTTGGGAAGCCTACGCCCCCGGCGTTGGAGCAGCCATCCCAGGCCAGTATCCCTACACCCTCTCCGACATCCCCGAACTCCCCGTCACCAAACGGGAGATGCAGCGCGTAACAAAACTTGTAATCGGAAACCGCGCCCCCTACGCCATGGTGGCCATGGACTTGGTCGCCCCTAGCGACGGATTCCGCTATCCCGGCTACGAGCCAGAAGGTGACGTCGTCTTCCGCGGTACTCGTCCCGACGGCGGCCGCCGCGGTGACATCGGCCCCAAAGTCCGAGGCGGCTCCGATAACCGCTCCACTGCACCCCTCGACTGGTACACAACCTACGCACAAGGCGGCAAAATGCAAAAAGCCCTCGAACGCGGCATCAAAGCTGAGTTTCAAGCATGAACTACCAAGCCATCCGCGCCGCTGTCGAAAACCCTCTACTGACCGCGTTCAATGCACTGGTACCACCAGTGCCCGTCCATTTCGACAACATCACGGCAGTCCCACCCAACACAACCACCGAGTACATCCGCGTCAACATTACCTTCGGCATCACGAACGAACCGACTCTGACCAACAGCGTCGACCACGCCCGCGGTGCCCTCATCATCCGCATCTTTACCGAAAAAGGCCGCGGCCCTTCCCGCAACCAAACCTTGCTGACCACAGCCGTCAACACCCTCGAAACAATCAACGCCACTGCAAAATCTTCTACTGGAACATTCTTCCGCCTTGGCGAAATCACTGGCCCAATCTTCTCAACAACCGAAGATGCCCCTCACTTCATGGGCCGCATCGACACCAACTGGGTAGCAACAGTCCTCCCTTAAAGACTCTTGCTATTGTTGTAAAAGCCGGGCAGTGCCCGCCCCACTGCATAAACTCCCTGGTACGCCCCTATGGCCACCACTGTCCTGTCCGGCACGTCCGGCGCCCTCTACTACAAGCCCGCTGGCACCACCGGCTCTTTCGGTGAAGCCGGTGTCAACACCAGCACCGACGTCATCACCGTTCAGCCGTATCTGAACTTCAAAGCTGGCGATCCGGTCAAATTCCGCGTAATCAACAGCCAAACCGGCGGATCTGGCACTGGCACCTTGCCTTCGCCGATTGATGCGGCCACTACCTACTTCGTGTTGACCTACACGGCATCCACTGGTGCGCTGACCGTTTCAGGCACGCTAGGCGGCACTATCCTTGCCATCACCGATGACGGCACTGCTGTAGCACCCAATGAGTTTGAGGTGTATTACGCCGACTTCGCCGTCGTCGGCCAAGTCCGCGACTGGAGCTTCGAGATCAGCCGCGCCGAGATCGACGTCACCACCATCGGTCAAACCCCTGGCCAGTACGTGCCCTTCCGCACCTACATCAGCGGCTTCGGCGATGGCACTGGCACCGCCACGGTCTACATGACCAACGAGGACGCCGCCCTCTCCAACCGGATGATCGAAGACGTCCTCCAGCGCCAGCAAGATGGCGCCGCTTTCAAGCTCTACACCGACCGCGTCTTCAGCGGCGGCACTCTGAGCGATACCCTCAGCCGCTCGATCTCCTTCGATGCCGTGCTGACCTCCGCCAGTCTGAACATCAACCCCGACGACGCCCAGTCCGTCACCGTCAACTTCCGCCCCGCTGGCACCCCCACTTTCGACTTCAGCAAGAGCTGAATCACCCAACAAGTACGAGGCCCCACTTCGGTGGGGCTTTTTTATTGTCTACTCCGCTACACTAGAAGCATCAACACCCTCGTTGTATGCCAGTTCCAGTCCGCGCCATTGACCGCCTCCGCAAGGCCGCCAACCTGGAGCCCGTCAAAAAAACCGTCGATCTCTCGGACGGCACCACCTTCGAGCTGTGGGTCACTCCCCTGACCATGGCCGAGCGCGAACGCGCCCAAAAGCAGGCCAAGTCCGACGACGCCAACGCCTTCGCCCTCCAGCTGCTTATCACCAAAGCCCTGGACGAATCCGGCACCAAACTCTTCAGCGCAGGCGAGATCGATGTCCTCAAGAACGAAGTCAAGGATAAGGACCTCCAAGCCCTGATGCTGGCCATCATCACCGACGACGCCGAGCCCATCGACCCAAAGAGCTGAGCGCCGAACTCCGCAAGGACAACTGGCTCATGCTCCAGTTCGGAGTCGCCAAAGAGCTAGGCAAATCCCTGCGCGAGGTCCGCGCCTCAATGACCGCCGAAGAACTGATCGGCTGGAGCGCTTACTTCCAGATCCTCAACGAGGACCAACAAAAAGAGCTAGACAAAGCCAAACGCCGCCGCTAACCCCGGCGGCTTTTTTCTCGCGTACACTGGTAAAACAGGACTCAGGCGCCGGTGGCCAACTACAACGCCAACATCAACATCACTGTTGCTGGTGCGTCGCGCCTGAACGCAGTAACAGCTTCCGTCGAACGTTTAAATAACTTAAGTCAAAATCTAAAACCGCTAAATTTACTTGCACCTGGCGGCGGAAAGCTGGGCGACTCAATTCGCCTAGCGATAAAACCAATAAACGATTTTGCTCGCAGCATACAGAATGGTAATAAACAAATCTCCAATACTTTTGCTGGTGCAGTCCAACAAGCAAACGTATTCCGCACCGTCCTAGAGAACGTAAAAGTAGCTGCAGGCGGTTACGAAAAACAGTCAGCGTCGGTAAAACTGTACGCCAATGCTCTTGCTGAAGCCGAGAAACAGGCTACTCGACTTTCTGCGGCTCAAAATGACCTTGCGCGAACCGCAAAAGGTTTACAGCCGCAAGCAGAACGTGACTTTGAGTATTATCGCCGTATAAATACTATCCAAAGCGGGCGTTTACGCCAACAACGCGAGCTTGCTGCTGCAGAATTTATGCAGCAAAAAAGAGCAGAAGATTTCGAGCGACGTTTGAGTGTAATCCGCGAACGCAACGCAGCACGCGCAAAACAACAGACACAAACTCGTGAGGCAACAAGTAATGCGATTATTGGTGGTGCATTTCCACTACTGTTCGGTCAAGGCCTTGGCGCATCTGTAGGCGGCGGTATCGGTGGTTTTGCCGGTGGTATGGCTGGCGGTCAATTCGGTTTTGGATTGTCCCTCGTTGGTACAGCAGTAGGCGCTTCACTGGATCAAACAATTCAATCCGCTAGAGATTTTGCTAAATCTTTACGGGAAGGTGGAGATGCTGCCTCTTACTTAGAGCAGCGTATCGGTTACTTAAATCCGGTCATAAAAACGCAACTACAGAATTTACAAGCATCAGGACAGACAGCAAAAGCTGCCGAACTGGCTTTTTCTGAACTAGCCAAAACTATGGGAACAGAGGGCGCCAGCGCTTTCTTAGAAATAGGTAAACAGTCCGAACAGGCAAACAGATCACTAAGTTTGCTTATTGATAGATTTATAGGTGCTGGTTATGCATCCAATAAATTTTTCCAAGAAGCAAAATTTGGCCCCGGTGGATCCGTTATGGATCTACTGCCGCAACAATTTAGACCTGCACCTAATGCAGCAACACCGGCCGAGACAGCAGCCGCTACGCAGCGTACAGCCGAACTTACACGCTCAAATGAACTTCTGCGTGTGCAACTTGCCCTTACAACAGTTAGCGCAAAAACCGATTTAGATAGATACGTAACGCTACAAAGACAGACAGCACAGAAAGAATATGAAAATGAGCTAACAAAAATTAGTATTCAGCTTAAAAATAAAGAAATCAATCTAGCCCAAAATGAACAACTTATTCGCGGAGCTAACCTAAAATTATCTATACAGTTAGGTGAAATTGAACGTTCCAGAGTAGAAGAAATACGCAGAAGAACTGAAGAAGCTCAGCGAGCCCGGAAACAAGCCGATGACAAACGCATCCAAGAAGAAATAAAGGCGCTGACACTCGAAAGTCAGATCTTAAATTTGTTTGATCAACAAACAAAAGCCTATCTAGAACAACAAACACTAGCTAAAGGCGAGGAAGCTGCTCTAGAAGTTCAACTTAGTAAGCAAGATGAACTAAATGAAACTAGATTAAAAGCACTAAATGCAGATAAAAAAGCAGCGTTATTGGCAGCGGATACAAAAGCGGAAATTTTTCTAATAAACATTCTGTATAAATCACGGCTTGATCTACTGCAAAGACAAAACGATATAGAAGAACAACAGGCACAGCGACGTAAAAATCAACTTTATTTTGAACGTTTTGGACTTACAGAAAGTATTAGTAATGCGGCCAAACAGGCACGGGAATCCGCGTTCGGTAATGCACCCGGTGCAGCCGGAGGCGCTGGAGCTTTCCGCACAGACATCAACTTGATGCCCGGCTTGACCAACGGTGTCATCGGTGAACAGTTTGCACTACTTAAAACCGAACTAGAAGAACTCGTAAAAGTTGAGAATCAAGTAATTCAAGCCGCCAAGAGCATTGGTGACGCTTTCGGCACCTCGCTGAAAGGCGTCATCACTGGCACGATGACCGCCCAAGAAGCCTTAGCCAACTTCTTCCAGTCGATAGCCGACCACTTTGCCGATATGGCAGCCCAGATGATCTCCAAGTGGATCCAGATGCAAATCCTCGGCCTGGCACAAAGTCTGCTGCCCGGCGGAAGCACCATCTTCCCTAGAGGCGTCGATAACTTCAGCAGTTTCTTCGGTGCTGGCGGCCCTTCCTTCTCAGTAGGGGCTTTCGGTGGTGCCCGCGCAGCCGGCGGCCCCGTCGCTTCTGGTTCGACCTACATGGTCGGCGAACGCGGCCCCGAACTCTTCGTGCCTCGCAGCAGCGGCACCATCGTCCCGAACCACGCTCTCAGTGGGACAACAAACGTCGTCGTAAATGTCGACGCAAGCGGCAGTACAGTACAAGGCGACAGCCCCAACGCCAACCAGCTGGGACGCGTCATCTCGGCCGCAGTCCAAGCCGAACTCGTCAAACAACAACGCCCAGGCGGCCTTCTCGCCAGTACTCGCTAATGGCCACCTTCCCCGCCTACAACCCGAACTACTCGGCCACCAAACGCAGCGAACCCAACAAGCGCGTGGTGCGTTTCGGCGATGGCTACGAACAACGCCTCACCTACGGCCTCAACCAAGACCCCAAAGAGTGGACCGTGAGCTTCAACCTCACCGACACCGAGGCCAACGAGGTCGAAACATTTCTTAACGCCCGCGCTGCCGACTCCCAAGCCTTCGACTGGACCCCGCCCGACGGCAACACCAGCTACAAGTGGGTCTGTGATAGCTGGACCCGCGAACTCTTCGAGTTCCAGCGCAGCAAGATCGACGCCACCTTCCGCCAAGTGTTCGAGCCCTAATGGCCTACGCAGCCTGGCAAGCCAGCACCAGCTACGCGGTCGGCGCAATTGTCCGCGCCACGACGACGCAGGCCAGCGGCCTGGTGTTCCGCTGCACTGTGGCTGGCACCAGCGCTAGCACACAGCCAGCATGGCCGACGGACATCGGCAGCACGATCGCAGACGGCGGCGTCACATGGACAGCGATCAGCAGCGTTTACGAAGAGCTGGCGGTCCTGGGTCCGAACGCGATCATCGAGCTGTTCGAGCTGCAGCTTGACACCACGCTGCATGGCGCCAGTACGACCTACTACTGGCACAACGGCGTGAACGCAGCCGTGACAGGCAATATCGTCTTTGCCAGCAACACCTATATCAGGCTTCCGGTTGAGGCGACGGGGTTCGATTACACCAGTTCTGGCAGCCTGCCGCGTCCGACGCTGCGGATCAGCAACCTGTTCAGCGACATGACCACGCTGCTGCTGCTGGTTAACGCAACAACCCCTGGCAACGATCTGGGCGGCGCCACAGTGCGGCGGATCCGCACGCTGAAAAAGTTCCTCGATGGCGAGGCGGCGGCCGACCCTAATGCCCGCTTCCCGACGGAGATCTGGTACGTCGACCGGAAGTCCAACGAGAACCGCGATCTGGTCGAGTTCGAGCTGGCTAGCAAGTTTGACCTGGCAGGCGTCATGCTGCCTCAGCGGCAGATCATCGCCAATGTCTGCCAATGGAAGTATCGCGGTGCCGAGTGCGGTTACACCGGCAGTAATTATTGGAACGTGAACGACCAAGAGGTTGGCACCTTGGCGGCTGATGTGTGCGGCAAGCGGGTGGAGAGCTGCAAGCTGCGCTTCGGTGCAACGGCTGAGTTGCCGTTCGGCTCCTTCCCAGGCGCTGGCCTGACCCAGTGATGAAGCTGACCGACACGCTTAAGGCTGACATCCTGGCGCACGCGCAGGCTGAGGATCCCCGCGAATGCTGCGGCCTGATCCATGTGGTCAAAGGCCGGCGCCGCTATTACCAGTGCCGCAACATTGCCGCCACACCGGATGAGCATTTCATCCTTGACCCGGCGGACTACGCAGCAGCCGAGGATCTGGGCGAGATCGTGGCCGTGGTGCATAGCCACCCGGTGACGCAGCCAGTCCCATCAGCAGCAGATCAGATCGGGTGCAACAACAGCGGCCTGCCGTGGGTGATCGTCAACCCCAAGACGGAGACATGGGGCGGCTGCGAGCCTGCCGCGTTTGAGCTGCCCTACGTCGGCCGCGAGTTTGTGTTCGGCGTGGTCGATTGCTACTCGCTGGTGCGGGACTGGTATCAGCGCGAGTGGGGTCTGACGCTGGCGGACTTCGACCGCCGTGATCGGTTCTGGGAACGGGGCGAGAACCTGTACCTCGACAGCTATCGCTCGCAGGGCTTCCGGCAGGTGCCGTTTGAGGAGCTGCAATACGGCGACGCGATCCTGATGCAACTGTTCGCAGGGCTGCCCAACCACGCGGCGATCTACCTAGGCGATCAGCAAATCCTGCATCACGTTCAAGGCAGGCTCTCTAGCCGTGATGTCTTCGGCGGCTACTATGTGAAAAGCAGTGCCATGGTCTTGCGGCATGAAAGTCGTTAAGGTCTACGGCGCACTTCGCAAGCGACTCGGACAGTGCCGGTTCGAGTTTGAAGTGGACACGCCCGCGCAGGCGATCAAGGCGCTGTGCGTCAACTTCCCCGGCCTGGACAAGTGGCTCATCGACTCTGAGCAGACCGGAATGGGTTTCCGCGTCACGGTTGGCAAGGAGCGCATCACACCTGAGGACGCCAGCGTGGCCGTGCTGCCATGGTCTGAGCGGGATGTGTTCAGCATTGCGCCTGTGGTGGCTGGTGCTGGTCGAGGCGCAGGGCAGATCTTCGCTGGCATCGGCCTGGTGGCGCTGGCGATCGTGTTGGGCCCGGCAGCCGGTGGATTTCTCGGCTTGGGCATGGGGCTTTCCGGTGTCACTGCAGGCGCAGCAGCTGGCAGCGCGGCCATGGGCATCATTGGTGGTGGGCTTGCAAGCGCAATCGGCCTTGCTGGCGCCAGCTTGATCATTGGTGGCGTTGCCAGCATGATCTCGCCCCAGGCATCGATCAGTGGTCTGCAACGCGGCAAAGAGGCAGCCCGGTTGGAGTCATTCAGCTTTAGCGGCATCGTCAACACCAGCCAGCAGGGAATGCCGGTGCCGATCGTCTATGGCCGCGCTTTCGTTGGCTCGGCTGTCCTGTCCAGCGGCCTTGACGTGGCGCAACTGAAATGACGCAGCTTCAAGGTTCCGGTGGTGGCGGTGGTGGCGGCGGATGCTTCCTAGGGCACACGTTGGTGCGCACGCCTGACGGGCAGCATCGCATTGATGAGCTGCAGGCTGGCGATCAAGTCCTGAGCTTTGACGACAAGGGCACGCTGCACGAGGCGACGATCCTGAAGGTGCATGAGCACCTGAACGAACGCGTCTATCGCTACCAGCTTTGGGGCGGCGCGTCACTGGATGCAACCCCGAATCACTGGGTGCTGAACCAGTTCAATGCCTTCGTTGCGATCGGCAGCCTTGGCGCTGATGACTGCTTGGTGGACGAGAACAATCACCTGCGTCCCATCGTTAGCCGTGAAGAGCTACCTGCTGGCACCGTCTACAACCTGACCGTCGAGGGGCACCATACCTTCATCGCTGGCGGGATCCGCGTCCATAACGCTGGCCTTGGCGTGCTGCAGGGCGCAGGTGGCGGCGGTGGCGGCAAAGGTGGCGGTGGTACAACCCACGTCCCATCAGAGGCTGACGACAGCCTGCAGTCAGTCCAATTTGCCAGCGTCCTTGACCTGATCAGCGAGGGTGAGATCCAAGGCATCGAGAACGGTGTGCAAGGCATCTACTTGGATGGGACGCCAGTCCAGAGCGCAGGTGGCATTGACAACTTCACTGGTTACACCGTCGTCACCCGTACTGGCACGCAGGCGCAGAGCTACATCCCAGACGCCAACGGCACTGAATCCGAGAAAGCCGTCAACGTCGAGATCACGGCTGCTGCATCTGTCACCCGGCAGATCACTGACTCGGATGTGGACCGCGCCCGCATCACGGTGCAGGTGCCAGCGCTGCAGATCATCGAGGATGACGGTGACATCGTTGGTCACGAGGTCAGCATCCGCTGCAGGGTGCAGTACAACGGCGGTGGTTACACGACCATGTTTGAGGACACGATCAGCGGCAAGACCACCAACGCCTATCAGCGGGACTACATCATCAGCCTGAGCGGTGCGTTTCCGGTTGACATCAGGTTGGAGCGCATCAGCGCTGATGAGTCAAGCGCCCGCCGGCAGAACCGCACGTTCTGGTTCAGCTACACCGAGATCATTGACGAAAAGTTCAGGTATCCCAACAGCGCCCTGGCGTTCCTTCGCTTCGACAGCCGCCAGTTCAAAGGCATCCCATCC